GATTGAAGGAAATTATATTCCTATTGTATTTTAACCCATGGAAAAAACAAACACACCGGCCGCTTCGGTGAAAAATAAAGAAGAAACGAAGTTAGAAACGCTTAAAAAAAACGGTGAACCTATGCCTGTTACGCATCGGAGTGATGGAAAATTTAAAAAAGGTATACAATGGGACCACCAATTTAAGCCAGGAAACACAGCCGCCGTTGGGTTTGGCCGCCGCGGCTCAGTACGTGACCAGCTCCGAAAAATGCTTGAAAGTAAAAAAGATATTGGTAAAAATGGAAAGACCGATCTCGAGCAAATTCTAGAAAAAATAATTGAGATGAGTAAGCGAGGAAATTTACAGGCGATAAATTTATTAATGGATAGATACTTAGGCAAACCGACTACACATATTGAAGTTAATAAAAAAGACATAATAGAAATTGAGTAACAGGATTAACAAAGGGATACCTGGAACGGTGACCCCCTAAATGGACAATGGGTGGTGGGGTTCACCATAGATAAAAAAGAACATCGTTATTAAAAAATTTTTTAATCCAAAAACCTTGAAACCTTTTTGAAAAATTCAAAAAAATATTGACCCAAATTTAAAAAATGATTTTCCCATATTAAAAAAAATATTAAGAAGGGTATATGGCAAAGATAACTATTAAGAGGGCATCTATGTTGCCTTCTCAGCGTGAATTCTTTGATAAAGATGAGTTTATTTCTCTCTTTGTTGGGGGGTATGGTAGTGGTAAGACTCATATAGGTGCTATAATGTCGTTATATCTATCATCTGTTAATGCACCCATCCCCGGAATGTATGTTTCTCCAACTTATAAGATGGCAAAGAGGACTATTGTGGAAACATTAGAGCAAATGATGGGGCGAAGCGGGCTGGATTATAAATATAACAAGACTGACCATGAGTTTACGATTGAGAATTGGGGTGGTAAGATTCTTATAGGTTCGGGCGAAGACCCAAACTCACTAAAAGGTGCTAATTTAGCCTGGGCTGGAATTGATGAACCATTTATACAGAAGAAGGAAGTTTTTGAACAGATGATTGCTCGTGTACGCCATCCTGAATCGTCATTGCAGAAATTGTTCTTAACTGGGACCCCAGAGCAGTTGAATTGGGGGTATGATTTAGTAGAAGACCCAAATGTTTCTGTTGTATTTGGTTCAACGAGGGATAATACTTTTTTACCTGACACCTATGTTGACAATATGGAGAAAATGTACACAGAAGAACAGATACAGGCATTTATCGATGGGAAGTTTGTCAACTTAGCACAAGGGAGGGTATGTAAGTTATTTGATCGAGGCCGTCATGTTGTAAAAAGGAATGATTTAGATGAATTATTGCGGATATTCCCTATTGAATTCGGTCAAGATTTCAATGTAGATTATAATACCATAGAATTATTTGTTTATATTAATGGGACATTTTTGTTCTTCGATGAAATACGCAAATCAAATTCAAATACATTTGAGATGGTTGATGCAGTTAAAAGAAAATATCCTGGGGCATCCATTTGTTATCCTGATGCAACAGGGAAAGCGAGAAAAACATCTTCTACGATGAGCGATCATCAAATCCTACGCAACGGTGCTATTGCCGTTCGTTGTAATTTGAAGAACCCACCTGTTAAAGATAGGGTAAATGCGTGGAATGGGTTACTTAAAAATGACAGGATACAGATAGTTGAGGGTCGATGCCCTAAATTAATTATAGATAATGAGAGATTAGTTTGGAAACATGGATTACCGGATCAAAAATCAGACCCAAGTCTAAGTCACGCTTTCGATGCTGCAAGTTATCCTGTATTTTTTAGACATCCAATGAAACAAGTTAAAATAAGGACGGTGAACTGGTGATAATAAAAGATTTATCCCTCTCTGCAATTGAGAGTGGAATCAGAGAGTATATTGATAGCGTTGAAGACAATCGGGAGAGAGAGAGGCAAAGGTTAATTTCATATTTTGAGCATAATTCAACCGAGAAATTTGTTCGAGATTATTTTAAGGGAACATCATTATCTCAAGTTCCTGTTTTCACTCAAGCATTTTTACGCAGAGCGGTAACTCAAAGGTCTTTAGTGTATAAAAAATCTCCTATCATCAGAGCTGATGAGAAATATATCAATGCAACGAAAGAATTGAATACTTATCGGAGACAATTTGAACAGTTGACATTTTTATTAGGGTCTAACGCAATGTTATCGAGGCCTCATAAAAATTGGCAACAAGGAAAGAAGGAATTAGATTATTCTATTATACCTATATTTAAACCGTTATTTGTTGATGGGAATAAAGACCCAATCGGTATTAGTTATCCATTATATAATTATGGGCAGAATAGTGTAGGAGATCAAACTTATATTGTATGGACAGACCCAATTGATAATGCACAGGGATTGCACTTTATGGTGAAGGGCGGTAAGTCAATGCCTGTTCCGGGTAATTCTTCCATTTTCCATCCATACGACACGATGCCGATTAGCTTCGCACATCGTAGCCCACAAATTGCTGGGGATTTTTGGGTAGAGGGGGCTACTGATTTAGCACAGGCGAATCTTCATTTAGACATCGCATTAACCGAATTAGCATTAGCATATAGGTTCGATGCGGTAGGGATTAAATGGATTAAAAATTTACCGGACGATCAGAATAGTATCGAAAGCGGTGTTGATAAATTTATTGTATTACCAACTGAGGCAGATATCGGGCGGCTCGGGAGTGCATCACTTGATCAATTAATCAATGCAACAAAATTCTTTGCAGAGGTTCATCTCCAGAATAACCATTTACAAGTTAAATGGGCCAATACAGGACAGGCGAAATCTGGGGAATCTTTAAAAATTGAGAATATTGAGAATCTTGAGCAAAGAGAAGCAAGTATTGATGATACTTGGAGAAGTTGGGAGCGGAAAAGGTTTGAGATTGATAAAAATATTTTATCAAAACTTGGTGTCCAGGTTGATGATTTTTTCTCTGTGGATTTTAAAGAACCAACAATGCCGATGAGTCAGTCTGAAACTCGGGACCAATGGCAATGGGAGTTTGAGCAATTTGGTGATGAGAGAAAACGAGCTTACTGGACAGAGCGTGATCCTGAAATAGAAGAAGAAACATTAGAGAAATACATACAGACAGGATTTTCATTTGGCTAAAATAATCCATGATTATATTGATAAGACAGATAGATTGGTCGCTGAGATAGAAAAATCAGCCGACTCTATACTTCGCGGAATAAATTTAAAGGAATTACTTAAAAATCCCAGAGAATATTTAAAGGTACATTCTCAAAAATTTGTTATGTCTCATAAAGATAAAATCCAAGAAGGGATTGAAGCGGGGAAAGAGTTTGGTGAAAAAGTGATGTCGAATGTTAAGTCTAAAAATTGATATAGATATCAAAGTTCCTAAAATTAAGGCTTCTGATCTTATAAATGAGATAGCTGATGAAGTAAAAAAAGATCATTCTCGACGGATAGATAAGGGTGAAGGTATAAATGGTACACTTAAATCATTGAAGGCATCCACGATTGCAAAGAAGCAATCAGATGGGATGCTTAAACCGAGTACACCATTATATGCAACAGGGAAAATGTCAAAATTGAAAGATTATAAAAGGGCTACGGACAAAGACCTTACTGCGATAGTTGGTGTTAGGGAATCAAGGCAAGATATTGCAACATATCATCAAGAAGGGACAAGTGGATATAAGATAACACCGAAAAACGCTACACATTTAAGTTTCGTTACCGAGAATGGTGTCCAAATACGGAAATCGGTTAATCATCCTGGGGTTCCCAAGAGAGAATGGTTCGGATTAACAAAAGAGATGGAATCTAAGGCCGATAAAATGACTGAAAAATTTATAGAAAAGTTTACAAATGGCATTTGAAGATGCAATAATGCAAGTTTCAGATAAGCAATCCGAGAAGAGTGGATTAGATATTGAAACGGCTTTATTAATAATGTTAGCATCGGGGATGACTGAAGAAGAGGTTCTTATTGTTCTTGAGACTGATTTGGAACAAGGAGGACGGATTTTTGGAACATATCGTAATAATATTAAAAATTTGACAGGGAATGCAGTTGAATGGGGAGGTGGAAAGGCTATGAGAGTAGTTTTCGCTACTGCCGCCATTACTGAGTTTACTTGGATTACCGCTGGAGGTAATGTTTGCCCTGATTGTGCAAGTAGGCATGGGATGAAAGGGACAATGTTGTATTTTAGTCAAATCGGTTTACCGAAGTCGGGGTTCTCGGTATGTAAGACGAATTGCCAATGTGTATTAGTTCCATCAGGGTATGAAGGAGAAAATTTGGACAAGCCTTTAAGAAGGGCTGACCGAAAAAAAGCTATTAAAAATAGCGTCTAACTCAACAAAAGAGGTAAAAAATGACAGATCAAGACATCAAGGGTGATGTAAAAAGCCCAGAGGTAGCTCAACCGGAAAAGCAAGTCGCAGTTGACTTAAAAACTGAGAATAATATTCCGCAGTCACGATTCAATGAAGTGGTTGGAGAACGGAATGAATTACGAGATCGTATTTCTAAATTAGAATCAAGTCAAAAAGAAGCCAGGGAAAAAGAATTGGAGAAGCAAGGCGAATATAAAACCTTACTCGAAGAATCTAAAGTCCGTATGGCTGAATTAGAGACTAAAGCGAATCAATTAGATACATATGAATCTCAGAGGCGTGAATCCATATATTCAAAACTTTCTGATGATCAAAAGAAAGTTGCGGATAATATACCATTATTAAATGGGTTGGAAGTTTATGCCGAACAAACAATTTCACAAACAATAACGAATACCGCTGAACCGGGAAGAGGTCCGTCTGGTGAAGTTAATCGAAATGAATTCCGTCAAAAGGATTTAAAAGATCAACGAAAAAATTGGGCAGACTATATTAATTCGTTTAAAAATTAAGGAGTCATCAAATGGCTAACGTAACCGCGCTCACGGCCGTAAATTTCATCCCTGAACTTTGGGCCGAGGCTATTTTAGACTACGCAGAGCGTAGATTTCAATTAAAAAATCAAGTGACAGATGTTTCTGCATTATTGTCCGGGGGTGGAGATACTCTTCATATTCCTCGCGTTGATGAAGAAACTGCCGCTTCAAAAAGTGCTGATGGGGCAGTAACCTATTCCGCTAACACGGATGGAAAAACAGACCTTAGTATCGATCAACATTTTTACGAAGCTAAACGTATCGAAGATGTTGTTCGTGTTCAGGAAAGTGCTGATTTATTTAATATGTATGCAAAGAGCATGGGGTATGCATTGGCAAAGAAGGTTGAGAATTATCTTGCAGTAGATATAATTCAATCCGCGACTGCTAACGATGTATCGCTTACAACAGATAATACATTTACTTCTGCTGAGATTCGTTCTGGTACGCAGAAATTAATGGACATTGGTGTTGATTATACAAATGATACTTTTTTGTATGCATCTCCAGCCGCTTACAATTCTTTGTTTGCATTAGATGAATTCTCTCTTGCGAATGAATCTGGTAGAGCTTCTGCTCATGCTACTGGTAGCCAGGGTTCAATCATGGGAATGGATGTATTCTATTCTGTTGATTGGGACGATGATGAAGATACTGGCGATGAAACTGCATCTATTTTCACAAAAGATAGTGTAGTTTTCGCAATGCAAATTGCACCGAGAGTACAAAGCTCATACGACATTGATTATCTCGCAACTTCTGTAGTTGCTGATGTTCTTTTCGGAGCTTCTTTAGTACAAGGAGCCGCTGATGCTGCTGGACAAATCGTAAACTTCAATAATCCGTAAACTTTAGGATATTGAAATGATTATACAGGGGGGCTTAATGTCCCCCTGTTCTTAACCAAGATATCTATGGGATTTGTCAAGCCCGGTAAGATATCATAGCATAGGAGAAAAAAGATGGCTGATATAGGGAAATTAAGTGTAAAACAAGTAGGAAATATTGGTTTAGGTCAAGGTGGTTGTGTATTTGAAGATGGCACAGATGCCGTATCGGGCAATATTATTGCAGTACAATTTTTAGAAGATTCATCCTTCACAACTCTCACACCAAGGTCTTCTGATTTTATTGGGACAAGTGGTGGTAGCGGTGATGCAATAGATTCATCAAATACATTCCCACAAGGGATTACGGTATTTGGTGATTGGACAGGCTTCACTCTCGCAAGCGGTTCTGTAATAGCTTACTTTGGTTAAGCCATGTTTGGCTTACGATTAGGCTTATTCAATACGCCATGGTCTTGGATAGGTTATATAAAAGATAGCTTAAAGCTATTTTTCCCATTTAAAAGAAAAGAAATCACCCACGCATCCGCAGGCTCTACTTCGTTTGATGGGAGTAATGATTATATTGAAGTTGCAGATGATTCAACATTAAATATTACAGGCACTCTAACACTTAGTTGCTGGGTTAAAAGAGATGAGTTAGGAGTCAAGCATAGATTGATTGCAAAATCTGATGATGTTTCTCCCTATGATGGCTATCAGTTAGCAATAGGAACAGATAATAAGATTGATTTTAATGCGACCATAGATGGTGTTTGGGATAATCAAGAATCAGCAAGTACAATAGACCTAAATTGGCATCATTTGGTGGGTGTTTATGATGGTTCAAATATGTATATCTATATTGATGGAGCTGAAGATGTTTCTTCATCTGCAACAGGCTCAATTAGTACGAATAGCAATGCTTTAAGAATAGGAAGAGGTGCAGATTCATCTACTAATTATCTCAACGGCTCAATAGCCAACGTAGGAATATGGAGTCGTGCCTTATCCGCATCAGAAGTTCAGGGTATAATGTATAAGCAGTATAGCGAATTGGGTAGTGTAGAGAAAACCAGTTTAGTATCTTGGTATGGGCTTGATGAAGATTATACAGATAGTCACGG